CAGCTTCTACTACTGCCTTCTCTGGTGACTCAACCGGTTCACTGAACTCGTTAACGATTGCTTGTGTGATTGCTTCTGTACTCATTATAAAACCCCTTGTGGTAATTCTTCAGGCGCTATCATTGCTTCTGTTGGCATTGCTTGTTCAGGTGGCTGACTCATTTGCTCTTGTAGTGTCAGAGCGTCATTAATCCACTTCTGTAGAAGATCGAGTCTTTCAGTAGGTAATGCCCTGGTCTTCATCTTCAGGTATGTGCTGTTCATATAGCTGATACCATACTGAAGATTTTGGTAAGGTTCTGGTGGGTTATACTCTGCCTTGTTAACGATAAGATAAGCCGTATGACGAATATCATCCACGTAAGCGTTCTTATTCTCTGTGATCTCCGAGATATCCGGAAACTCTAGAAGACCAAGACCCTCTTCAGGTGTTAACAACCCAGCGCCTAGCATCTCTTGAACGTATGCAAGTCTTCCAGCAGGTGTTTTAGGTAGCATTGATGAAGGGTAAACCTGCATGATGTACTCAGAGTCTTTTAGCTTAATAGTTTTGAAGTCAATCTTTTGCGCACCCATCTTGTCAGGAGATAGAACAATAACCGAACCACCTTCTTTAGCAATTTGCTGAGAATGGATTAGAAGCGCGTCAGTAATATCTAAGTGGAACTTCTCCCAAGACTGAGCAAGCTCTGCAAAGCGTTCTGTTTCAATATCATTATACTCTCTTAGTGCTTTACCTGAGTCTAGACCTGCAGGTTTTTGTGACTGAGCAGTAAGCTGAGATAGACCAATCTCTTCAAAAGCTTTCTGGTAAACAGTAAGGAACCAGTCAATAACTGTCGGATTAATACCAGTAGGAAAGTTATAAATAGGCGGGGTGTTCTTATACTTAATGACTGTTCCCACTTCATTATTGAAATGTGTGTCAACAATCTCAGACATGAAATCAACTAAGATAGTAGGTGAACTCATTAGGTTCATACCTCTAGAGATTCTTCTAAGCATACGGTTGATTTCAACCTGGTGACCCGTAATGATTTCCGCTACACCTTTGCCGTAGTAACCTACTGCGTTAGGCACGTATGTCATCTTAACGTAAGGTATCTTCTCTTGTTCAAAGTCTTCTAATAGAAATGTAGCTGTTGAGATACCAATGAAGTGCTTACCTTTATGTAGAATGTCCTCACCATCTTTGCCTTTAGTCTTATGTGCTACTCTGTAGCCCTCAACAACAACAGCAAGCTGATGGTTAGACTCAAAAGAATCTACAAAGAAAGGCACATCACTAATAGATGCCTCATCAATCTCTAGAGAGAAATCAGGATACTTTTGCTTAAGTGTTTGCTTATCAACTACACGAACTTCATAGATAGTTTTAGGCTCTTGCCCGTACATAACCTCGGCTTGGTTGACGATTAGACAAGGCTTAAACACTCGCTTGAAGTTAATCTTACCGTCTGAGTCATGCCAGTGCTTAACGAATCCATCTCCAAAGATACAAGCATCTCTGAAGGCTTTCTTGGTCTCTTCGTATAAGTCCATCTTATAAAATTGTCCAAAGACATACTTGTCAAGCTTCTTAGCTTGCTGCTGCATACCCCAGTCACCATCATCAGTTAGGAACGTTGGTCTAATCTTGTTCTTACAGATTTTAGATACCAATGTGTTAGTAGCTGCTTGCACAATGTTCATTGTGAACTTAGCGTCTAGCGTGTCAAAAGTGAGGTTAAAAGTAAAAGCAGAGTAAAGAGGCAGACCCGAATAAAGTCGGAAATGTCTTTCATCTAAGTCTTCCTGGGCTGTTTGGTTGCGTCTGATGTTTCCAGCAGTAGCAAAGACGTTCTTGTGCGCTTCTTTGTCTAGCTCCCACCACGGTGTTTGGTGTTCCATTATCTACCTCTTGGCTTAAGTGTTGTTGCTGAATAGTAAAGATCGTCTTCTGTAACTTCTTTATTCTTTGGCTGAATAGTCTTTTCTATTGAGTTAATGTACTTAACTGGTGAAACTTTAAGCTCAATCTCGCCTTTTTTAAACGATTCTACCCCATGTTTGCGTAAAACCCTTAATAATGTGTCGATTTCTTTAATTTCTTTAGGAGTCATGTTGTCGTTTCCTTTGTTCTAGCAATCTTTTAGCGAAATCATCCATGTATTTATCTGAGTTGATGTTATCGGCTTTAGGTTCTTCTTTCCACAAATAATTTCGGGCTTCTCTCCACGCATAAAGAAAACTATCGTTCTGATCGTTAGGTATCCGCTGATCTTCTTTCTGTCTTGTGTCATTTTCCCATTGTAGTGTCTCTTGCTCTTCAATCAAAGAAGCGCATGAGTTTCTAAAATACTTAACCCGTCCTCTAGTAACGTCATCAGCTAGAATCTTAAGGAAGGAAGCCTTATCTGTTTTCTCTGCAGCTATCAAAGGAATATGGTGTCGATTTCTTATTTCCTCAACACCTTGCTTGTTTGCCCCGTCAATAATGACCTTACCAATCGGGTATTTTCTTAGGTAGGTCTTAATCCTGTTGGCTGTGTCTGTTATGTCTAGCTCTTTCTCTTTTACTGACTCAACAACATAAAGATCAGGAGACTTTTTGTGAAATCCTACCAATGTAAAAGCACAAGCGTCATTGAATCCAATATCTACCCCTAGTATGTAAGTGGGAGCTATTAGCTCAAAAGCGTCTATTACTGTATCTGGTGCAATCCTAATAATTAGTAGTTTATCATCAGCACACCACTCGTTAAGGTAATGCGTCTTGTACTCTGATGTGAGTTTGAATGTTGGGTTAAACTCTTCAATCCATTTGATGTGTTCCCGCCACTTATCCGCTATGTAGGGATTGTCGAAAGCTGTCCACTTGTGGACTGACCATCCTGGTTCTTGCCCTGTAGTTACTGACTCGAAGAATGTTTTGGGAATGTTCTCTGCTGTACCTAAAAGCGTAAGTCTGCCATTAACATCAGTCAAAGCTGGCATAACCATTTGATAACATATTCGCTTTAAGTCTTGAGTGATCGAACCGGCTTCATCTACCTTAACCGTTTTGTACTTAGACCCTAGAATCTTACGCATCTCTTTGTATGATGAGTCTAGACCAAACAGCTTAACCTGGGACTTGTTTTCCAGCTTGATAACACCTTGCTGCTCATTAGACCGGTAAGGGACTTTGTTAGTCTCTAACTCAGTTAGTAAGGTGTCCCAAATGATGTTCTTAGCAGAGGCAAGTGTTAAGGCTCCGTAGAGGTGATTGCTTTCTGGCACGTCAATCATTGCCTGAAGCGTCTCTTTGCCCTCACCTGTAGACTTGCCCGCTCTTCGTGTACATTGAATAGCCTTTAAGAAAGACTTATCCTGGGCAGCTTTAAATTGTAGTGGGAAGTTTGGGTCTAAAAAGAAAGGAGGGGCTAAAACACCCCGCCTTTTCAATTCTTGAATGATAACTTTAAGCCTTTCAGCCTTAGACATTAAGCAGTCTTCTTAGCTGTTTTCACTTCAGTAGCTAGAGTCATCTCTACGATGTTAGTAATGCCAACCGCTTTGATAACATCAGAATCTTTGTAATTGATGTAAAGTAATTGCTCTTCAGGCTTATAATACAATTCGAATAGCTTTTGCTCTGCAGTTACGAAGTTTTCCATTTTGTTGTTCTGAAGTCTTACGGCCTGGGCAAATGTAGCGTTCTTTAACTTAATCATGCGACTCTCCTAGTTATACAGTTTGAAACGATTATACTCAACGTTGTAGTTCTTCTTAATGTGAGCAATATCCTTACACCAATGACTGACTACAATGTCCTTCTTATTCTTATACATATGATTAAGCAGCGCCTTAGACACACCCAAACGCTTAAAGGCTTCTTTAGTAAAGACATAGTGCAGAGTGTAGTCATTGCCAAAGATAGCAAAACCTAGGATGAAGTCAGGGTCAGAGTCTAGACAAGCAATGTATGGGGTAAGTGTACCATCAGCGTACTTCTTACGCATAATAGACTCTAAACCTTTATGAAACACTGAGTACCTTTCACGATAGCCCGTCATGTTTGAATAAGCTGACTTAATCCATGAGGCTAGAATGAAGTTAGTGTCCTCATCCTTAAACTCTCTAATGAGTATTTTCATTGATCTTCTCGTTGTACTGTTTAAGTAGCTCAACCTTGTTCACTAGATACGAGTAACCTGCGCTTACCATAGTTGACGGAATAATCTCGTGGTCAGGATACCACTCTTGAAGCTTCTCTCCGTAATCTCTCAAATATTGAGGTGTAACTAAGATTGCATTATGCTCATCGTGTATCTTATGAAATCTCATTTATCTAAGTCCTTCGTTAAAAGCTTAGCCTCTTGTATCAGTTTGTCTGTTTCTTCTTTGGAAACATCTACAGTTTCAACCCGATCTTTCATATCTGTAACGTTTTTAGCTACAAATATCGTAAATTGAGCGTTATATGCGCCTAACATCCCACCTTGTACTATCATTTGCTTCTGTTTTTGCTTACAAGCGGTGTATGCCTCGAAAAACTTGGCATTTTCTTTGCACCAATTAAGTAAAGTCTGATGATTTACGCGATTATCAAAGCAAAATCCCTCAAATGTTGGCATTGGGTTTACTTCTTTCTTACCGTTTCGCATTGTGTAAAGATCAACCTTAAAATAGTCTAATAGCTTGTCACACCATTCTTCGGTGTACTTGCTAGGTCTGCCACCTTTGCTCATTCTTTAACCTTTATAAACGCAA